GGTAATTCCCGCGCTCGATATTCATTTAGTGACAGAGGAAATAGTTTGGTTTCGCTTCGTTATACCGTAAAGCAAATAGGCATCGAAGCCGTAAAGCCATATAAAAACAATCCCAGAATTAATGAACATTCTATCGATAAGGTTGCTGCTTCGATAAAAGAATTTGGATTTAGACAACCCATTGTTGTAGATAAAAAAAATATTATTATCGCAGGCCATACAAGATTCTTTGCTGCAAAAAATATTGGTCTTAAGAAGATCCCAGTCCATGTTGCCGAGGGGCTATCCAAGGCACAAGTGAAGGCTTATCGGATTGCTGACAACCGAACTGCTGAAGATTCAAAATGGGATAATGAAAAGCTGGCGATTGAGATTAGTGACCTTGATGGTTTGATTGATTTATCGTTGACGGGATTTACTCCTGATGAGTTGGAAGCGATTACAAGTTCGCTGTTAGAAGATCAGGAAGGTCTTACCGATGAGAATGATATCCCTGATCCGGAGGAAGTAACCGACGTAAAAGTTGGTGACATATACCAACTAGGATCGCATCGTATTATGTGTGGTGATTCTACTAGTGAAGAAAATGTCATTAAGTTAATGAACGGCGCGAAGGCTGATATGGTTTTTACTGATCCACCATACGGCGTGGACTATGCCGGTAAAAACAAAATGCTTAACAATCTCGACGAAGGCAATAGAATTCAAAGAGAAATTAAAAACGACGCCATTGATGACTATAGAAAATTCTTTGGTGCTTTCCTGTCTGCGATGCAGTTGGCTGAGAAAAATGTTGTATACATTACTATGTCAAGCCAAGAGCTACATAACCTTAGAATGGCAATTGAGGATGCAGGGTTCAAATGGTCAGACTATTTAATATGGGTAAAGAATAATCATGTGTTAGGTCGTAAAGATTATGATGCTAGGCATGAATTCATTGTTTACTGTTGGAAAGGCACACACAAGTTTTATGGTCCACACAGAGTTACAACACTGTTTTATGATAAACCCGTAAAAAACGAATTACACCCTACACAAAAACCGATTGAACTTATAAAGCAATTAGTTTTAGACGGGTCTAAACATGGATCTATTTGTTACGATGCTTTTTTGGGTTCAGGTTCAACCATTATCGCTTGTGAAAAAACAAATCGGAAATGCTACGGGATGGAACTGGAACCAATATATATAGACGTTACAATTAATCGCTGGCAAGAATTCACAGGCAAAAAAGCTATTTGCTTAAAGCCTAGCTAATGCAATACGCAGTCAAAACTATTGCGAAGTTGTTTAACTTATCCGACCGACGAGTCCAGCAGCTAGCAAAGGAAGGTCATATCCCAAAGCCTGAACGAGGCAAATATGATCTTGTTGGTTGCACGCAGGGTTACATTAAGTATTTGCAGAATCTTGCTTTTACCAAAGACATTACCGCTACAGATTATCACACCGAAAAAACTCGGCTAACCAAAGCGCAAGCCGACAAAACTGAACTCGAACTCTCCGAAAAAAACCAAGAGCTTTTACCATTTGATGACGTTGTGCAGTGTTGGCAAAGCATGGTCGGTAATGCTCGTATTAAGATATTAGCAATGCCAAGCAAGATCACAACCATAGCAATGCGTGATGGGAAAGCGCATGAGATAGAACAGGCAATAAAGGCTTTATGCTACGAAACATTAGACGAGTTAGCCGGTGATGGATCTCCTATCTAAGCTAAGATCCGCGATAGCGGTAACACTGATAATTTGGAGATCACCACCAAGCCTAACAATAAGCCAGTGGGCAGATCAAAAAAGAAAACTAAGTCCTGAATCAAGCGCAGAACCCGGTCAATTTGTAACCGACCGCGCACCTTATCAGCGAGGCATGATGGATGCCTACAACGATCCTACGATCAAGCAAATTGTATTTATGACCTCTGCCCAAATCGGGAAAACAGAAATCATAAATAATATTGTTGGATACGTGATCGATCAAGATCCTGGTCCGTTGATGCTTTTGCAACCGACTTTAGATATGGCCAAGGCTTGGAGTAAGGACAGGCTTGCGCCGATGCTACGTGATACACCTTGCTTGCATGGCAAAGTCAAAGACCCAAGGTCAAGGGATTCAGACAACACGGTTTTCCATAAAGTTTTTCCTGGTGGTCATATCACCATGGCAGGTAGTAATAGTCCTGCTAGTTTGGCGAGTCGACCTATTAGGATTGTGTTAGCTGATGAGGTTGACCGTTATCCTGTCAGCGCAGGAACAGAAGGCGACCCGGTTAATTTGGTTAAAAAGAGGACCAAAACATTTTGGAATCGAAAAATCATTTTGACCTCTACACCAACCATAAAAGGTGCATCACGTATTGAAATTGCATACGATGAAAGCGATAAACGTCGTTACTATGTCCCCTGTCCACATTGCAAACAGTTTCAACATTTACAATGGTCACAGATTAAATGGGATCGAGGACCAAAAAACGAGCACTTACCTACCACCGCTGTTTATGTTTGTGAGCATTGCAATGCAAACATTGAAGAAAAATACAAATATCAGATGTTACGTGAAGGCGAATGGCGCATCGAGGGTGAGTCGAAAGGTATAGCCGGTTTCCATATCAATGAATTATATAGTCCCTGGTCAAGTTGGCCGGAGATCATTGAGGATTTTTTAGCATCTAAACCTAGTCCTGAAACATTAAAGACATGGGTTAATACCACACTCGGTGAAACATTCGAGGAACAGGGCGACAGCGTTAATCATGGGTCATTGTTTGCAAGGCGTGAGCAATACCAAGCCGATGTCCCACAAGATGCATTAGTCTTGGTTTGCGGTGTAGATCACCAAGATGACCGACTTGAATATGAAGTCAAAGGTTATGGTCTTGGTTTTGAAAACTGGGGTATTGAATACGGTGTTATCTATGGCGATCCAGCACAAGGTGATGTTTGGATCGATCTTGATGCAATATTACAAAAATCCTATAAGCATGAAAGCGGAGCCATACTATATATAGGTGCTTGCTGTATTGATAGCGGCGGACACCATACACAAATGGTTTACGACTATGTAAAACGATTTCAAGGTCAAAGAGTATTTGCGACCAAAGGCGTTGGCGGTCCTGGTCGGCCTATCGTTTCAGCACCAAGCAAAAAACAATCAGGCAAAGAACGCAGGAAAGTCGATCTATTTACAGTCGGCGTCGATTCGGCTAAATCGTTACTTTACTCAAATTTAAGAGTTATTGAATCGGGACCAGGTTACTGCCATTACCCAATGGCATACACCGAAGAATATTTTCTGCAACTCACAGCGGAAAAATGCGTTACCAAATTCGATAAAGGATTCCCTAAAAAGGTTTGGATAAAAACCAGACCAAGGAACGAGGCGCTTGATATTTCAGTGCTTTGTGATGTTGCAATAAAAATACTCAATCCCGTCATGGAAGTATTAGCACAACAAATGAGTGTGACAGTAGATCATTTGATACGAAATGAAAAACCACCAACATATGCACCAAGGCGCAGAGTTAGAAGCAGAGGCATAAATCAATGACGACTAAAACCTATCAGGCGCAGCTTGAAGAAATACAAGCGGCCATTACTGTGGTTCTCACGAATGCGCAATCGGTATCTGTTAATGGACGCAATTATACATATGGCGATTTACAAACATTGTACGACATGGAAATGAAATTAAGAATGCTAGCAGATCGAGAATCAAACGGCGGTATAAGGATTCGCGGTGTCACACCAGTATAGGCGTTTAAATATAAAATCGAATTGGGTTGATAAAGCCATTGAGTTTGTGGCACCTGTTCGTGCAGCTAAAAGATTTCAAGCGCGTGCAGGTCTTGCGATGGCCACTTCATATGTTGGCGCATCTAAATCAAGGCGTCAGACTTCTGAATGGATCACATCAACAGGTGACGCCGACACTGATTTGCTTGGCGATTTGGATTTATTACGTGAACGATCTAGGGATTTAATCAGAAACACACCCATAGCAACGGGTGCCATTAACACAAAAGTAACAAACATTGTTGGATCTGGATTAAAACTGCAATCAAGAATTGATAACGAATTGCTAGGTATCACTGAAGACCAAGCCGCTGAATGGGAATCCACCACAGAAAAAGAATTTAGAATGTGGGCCGATTCACAGGAATGTGATATAGAGCGAACATTGAATTTTTATGAATCACAGGATTTAGCTTTTAGGTCGACTTTAGAAAGCGGCGATGTATTCATCGTGCTACCAATGGTTGGTCGATTAGGATCTCCCTATAAAACAAAAATACAGATCATTGAAGCGGATCGAATATCCAACCCTGATAATGAAGCAGATTCAGAAACATTAGCCGGTGGTATTGAACGCGATCAGAATGGCGCACCTATTAAATATCACATTATGGATGGACATCCAGGTGATTTGCTTTCAACGAGAAATTTCACATGGACCCCAGTGCAAGCATTCGGATCAAAAACAGGACGGCGCAATGTATTACATTTATACCGAAAGATAAGACCAGGACAAACCAGAGGTGTGCCAGATTTAGCACCAGTCATTGAGTTAATAAAACAACTTGGAAGGTATACCGATTCGGAAGTTTCTGCGGCGGTTATCAGTAGTTTCTTTACCGTGTTTGTTAAAAGTGAGTTTACCGGGTCAACCGGATCACTAGCACCTATGCAGCCAACTACCGAAACCGGTGGCAAGACATCAGATAAAGATTTTAGAATGTCAGAAGGTGCGATTCTGGATTTATCGCCAGGTGAGGATATTATTACCGCAAACCCTGGCAGACCAAATGATTCTTTTGATCCATTTATATTAGCCATTTCCCGGCAAATGGGCGCAGCGTTAGAACTCCCATTTGAAATATTAGTAAAACATTTTACAGCTTCTTATAGTGCAGCACGCGCTGCGATGTTAGAAGCTTGGCGCTATTACATAGGCCGTAGGAATTGGCTTGCAAGTAAATTTTGTCAACCTATTTACGAGACATGGTTAACCGAAGCAGTCGCTATTGGTCGAATCTCCGCACCAGGCTTTTTATCAGGTGATCCATTAATCAAACAAGCTTACTTAGGTTCAGAGTGGATCGGACCACCCAGAGGTCAAATTGATCCCGTTAAAGAAAACAAAGCCGATGAATTGGCCGAAAAAATGGGATGGAAAACGGGTGCCACCAATACCGCAGAACGTGGCGGAGATTGGGAAACAAATCAAAAGCAATTAGCCAAAGAGAAAAAGGCGCGCATGGATTCAGGATTAGAACAGGAACCAATGCAACCAGGATCAGAAAACGACGACGACACGGATCAAGACAAAGAGGACAAGGCAGAAAATGAGAATACTTGATGTATTAAATAGTCCGTGGGCAATCCAACAAGATAAATTAATTGAGATCCGCGAAATTTATCAAACTCATTTACGCGGTGACAAAATTGATTTTAATGCTATTGAAGCACGAATCGGTAAACCTCTTAATAACGAGACTCAAAGCGTTACCAGCTTTAAAGGTGTCGCTGTTATTGAATTACATGGGGTGGTTGCTAAACGATTAAATCTTTTTTCGCGTATATCAGGCGGCACATCGACGGAGATATTTTCCGATCAAGTAAAAAAAGCAGCTAATGACGATGATATTGATTCCATCGTGCTTAGCATTGACGGACCTGGTGGCACAGTAGATGGCACATTCGAAGCCGCAGACGTTGTATTTCAGGCGAGGGAAAATAAACCCATTGTTGCTTTTGTAGATGGTTTAGCCGCAAGTGCTTCTTATGCCATTGCTTCCGCTGCTGAAAGGGTATTCATTTCAGGACCAGCGGCGATTGCAGGTTCCATTGGTGTCGTTGCCACCCATGTTGACGTATCCAGTTTTGAAAAAAGCACAGGAATTAAAACTACAGAAATCACAGCGGGCAGATTCAAACGATCTGCATCGCAATTCGAACCGTTATCAAAAGAAGGTCGCGCAGATATACAAGCACAAGTCGATTTTTTATATACGGTTTTTGTTGAAAAGGTTGCGCTATATAGAGGCGTTTCGGTTGAAACGGTTCTCGAAGACATGGCAGATGGACGGTTATTCATCGGTCAACAGGCCATTGATGCAAATCTTGTGGATGGTTTTTCCACTCTTGATGCGTTAGTTGAGCAATTAGGCAATGGTGTTTTACCAAGTAACATTAGCACGGCTGTGCTGAGTGATATTGAGGTAAACCGAGTCACCACAAAACTTGTACAGGATGATATTGAAATGAGTAAAGATACAATTACTAAAGGCTATATCCTTGAAAATCACCCAGAGGTCGCGGAGTCATTACGACAAGACGGCATCAATTCTGTAGATACCAGCAATATTAAAGCCGAAGCTAAACAGACTGAGCGTGATCGTATCAAAGGTGTAAACGATCAATCGGTAGCCGGTCACGAAAAGCTAATCACTGAATTAATGTTTGATGGTAAGACTGATGCCGGTATGGCAGCGGTGCAAATTCTTAAAGCCGATAAGGAAAATCGTGTGGAAAAATCACAGCAGTTAGAAACTGATGCACCTGCACCTATTCCACATGCTGATATACCAAAAACAAATACTAAGACAACAACAATTGACCCTAATGCACCCATTGAAGAACGCTGCAAAGCTGCATGGAATTCTGATGCAAGCTTGCGCACAGAATTCAGCAATGATTTTGATGCTTATCTTGAAGGCGAACGCGCAATGGAAGATGGACAAGTCAAGGTTTTGGGTAAATAACTTTTCATATTAGCCAGTCGCGAGACTCGCAAAGCGACCTTAATTGGTCGTTCCTTTTGAGGATTTTTTAACTATGACAACTTTAGCAGCGGATAGCCCGCGAACTTATGAATTAGGTGATCGTAATGAGATCGCCATGA